GTGATTTAGACACTTCTGCTGGTGCTAGAGAAGATAGACTGACCGCAGACAATGCGAGAGCGAAGCAAGCTCGTCGTAGAGATCGGATGTACTCTAAGAACAAAGGCGGCAAAGTTGGAAAGATGAAGTCTGGTGGTAAGATCAGAAAAACTGCAGATGGTATTGCAATCAAAGGTAAGACGCGCCTACCCATGAAGGGTTATGGAAAAGTCGGATGACTATATCCCGCGCAAACATGAAAAGTCAGATGAAAGGTGGTACAATGTACAAGAAAAAACCTGTTAAGAAAAAAATGATCGGTGGTATTTTGCCAGAGCTTGCAAAGAAAAAAGGCTTTGACATGTCTATGGGTGTGCTCCCTGGATTAGCAAAAAAAGCTGGGGTCACTATTCCAGGAATGCTAGGTGTTGCTGGCCTTGCCAGTGGTAAGAAGATGGCTAAAGGCGGAAGAGTCCGTGGCGATGGATGCGCGGTGCGCGGTAAGACGAAAGGCACTATGAGATAATGCCAGCCAAGAAAAAAGCTCCAGCCAAAAAGAAATCTACGGTAAACTCAGCAGGCAACTACACGAAGCCTACATTGCGTAAGCGATTGTTTAGCGAGATTAAGGCTGGGTCTAAAGGCGGCAAAGCTGGTCAATGGTCTGCACGTAAGGCTCAGATGTTAGCCAAGCGTTACAAGGCCGCAGGAGGAGGGTACAGAGATTAATGGCCCTAAAGAAGTCACAGAAGAGTCTAAAAAAATGGACCAAGCAGAAGTGGCGCACTAAAAGTGGGAAGCCGTCAACACAAGGCGCTAATGCGACTGGTGAACGGTATTTACCTGCTAAGGCTATTAAGTCTCTTAGCAAGTCTGAATATGCTGCAACCACTAGAGCAAAACGAAAAGGCACTAAGGCAGGTAAGCAGCATGTGGCTCAACCTAAAAAAATTGCAAAGAAAACCAAACGGTTTAGGAAAAAGTAAATGGCAGTAGTTGTACCTGACTTACCAGAAATATTTGAGGAAGCGTTTGAACGTGCTGGCTTAGAAATGAAGTCAGGGTACGATCTTAAAACTGCAAGGCGTAGTTTGAATTTGCTTCTTCTGGAATGGCAGAACCGTGGCCTTAACCTGTTTACAGTCGATGCTGGCACCTTGTCTCTAACAGCGGGTACGGCAACTTACACAATGCCAACTGATACGATTGACCTAATAGAGCATCAGATACGAACTGGCACTGGGACAAATCAGATCGACTACAGTATTGAGCGCATATCTGTTTCTACTTATGCACAGCAGTCCAGTAAGAATACACAAGGCAGACCAAGCCAGATATTCGTAGAAAGATTAGCTACAGAGACAAAGGTAACTTTATGGCCTGTTCCAGATGGCACAGATACGTACACGCTTTCTTACTACAGATTAAAAGGCATAGATGGCTTGTCTTCTGGTGTTGGCACAACTGCCGCAGTTCCACCAAGATTTGTTCCATGCCTTGCATCTGGGTTAGCTTACTACATAGCAATGAAGAAACCAGAACTTGCAGGTCGTGTGTCCCCCCTGAAGCAAGAGTATGAATATCAGTTTGAACTTGCTGCTGGTGAGGATACTGAAACTGCGTCTATTAAGTTTGTTCCATACGATACGTTTATGTTAGGTGGCTAATGTCTTACGCAAAAGGTAAATATGCTTTTGGATTCTGCGACAGGACAGGGTTTCGATACCCTTTAAGAGACCTTGTTGACGAGTTTGTTAACGGGAAGAAAACAGGTCTTCGTGTAGGCAGAGACGTTGCAGATGCCGATCATCCGCAAAACTTTTTAGGTAGAGTGAAAGTGTTCGATCAACAGCCCCTGTTGGATCCAAGACCAGATGCTTCACAGGAAGAAAGCAGAGAGTTGTTTGGCTGGAAGCCTGTTGGAAATTCAGGGCAATATATGGTAGCATCTGTCGGAAGAGTTACCGTTACAACAACGTAAGGATAGAATTATGCCAGCACCAAAGAAGAGACTAGGAAAAGGTAAGAATCGCTTAAAGTTTGAAAGCGCGTCATCTCCAACAGAAGCTGAAGATTATGAACATGTTGTTAACAAGTCTTATGGCGGTAAAGTTAAGAAGATGATGGGCGGCGGTTCCTGTCGTGGAATGGGTAAAGCAACCCGTGGCGGTAGCTACAGTAAGATGGGATAAAAGTTCAAATGAACTATTCTGAGTTAGTACAAGCGATAAAGGATTATACAGAGTACGAAGAAACATCTTTTGTTTCTAACATTCCTACGTTTGTACGGCAGGCGGAAGAAAAGATATATCGTACTGTTACTATCCCAGAGCTTCGTAAAAATGTGACAGGTACACTAACATCTGGAAACAGATATCTGCAGAGACCTACAGACTTCCTAGCTGTGTTTTCTCTAGCGGTAGTAGATGGTTCTGGTGATTACAGCTACCTATACGACAAAGATGTTAACTTTATCCGTGAAGCATATCCTGGTTCAACGACTGGGCTTCCGAGGTTCTACGGTCAATTTGATGGCGATGATAACTTAGATTACGGGAACTTTATATTAGGGCCAACGCCAGATGCGTCTTATACGGTTGAGCTGCATTACTACTATGATCCTGAATCCATCGTTACAGCTTCTACATCTTGGCTAGGGGAAAACGCCGAGACTGCTCTTTTGAACGGTTCGTTGGTTGAGGCATATACCTACATGAAGGGCGATCCCGACATCATGCAGCTTTATAGACAACAGTATGATGATGCTATGCAGGCGTTGTTCAAGGTTGGCACAATGTCTCAAAGAGATGAATACAAAGATGGGCGGCTTGGGTGATGTTTAATATAAAGTTTGATATCCCAAGTGCTCCAGTTATTGATGTAGTAACAACTGAAAACAGAGGCTTCACCCCAGACGAAGTCGCTGAAAGATGTATCGAAAAGCTAATAAGTGTGTCTGATACTGCGCACCCTGCTATTCGAGACCAAGCAAAAGCATATAAGAAGCAGATGGAAAAAGTTGTAGCTTTTTATATGAGAGAAGCTATTCGCAGTGATAGAACAACTGTGTATAATGCGATAAAGGATGCAGGTCATCCTGAACTAGCAGAAGCTATAAGGAGATTATAATGGCATTCACTGGTAACTATATGTGTACCTCTTTTAAGCAAGAGCTTTTACAGGGGAAGCATGACTTCACAAACTCTACAGGCCACACTTTCAAGTTGGCCCTTTATGACAACAGCGCGTCTTTTACGGCAGCCACGACTGACTACACTGCGACTAACGAGGTTAGTGGTACTGGGTACACAGCAGGTGGCGGTACATTGACAAATGTTACACCGACAACGTCAGGCACAACAGCGTTTACTGACTTTGCTGATCTGACCTTTTCTACAGCTACTATCACAGCTCGTGGAGCGTTGCTCTATAACACCACAACAGGTGGTGGCTCTAGCACTACAGAAAGCGTTATCATTCTAGACTTCGGTTCAGACAAGACATCTACTGCAGGTGACTTTACTATTCAGTTCCCAACAGCAGATGCGAGTAACGCTATCATTCGGATTGCGTAGGTGAAACATGGCATTGGTCATAGCAGACAGAGTCCGTGAAAGCACGGCAACAACTGGGACAGGTACATATACTTTAGCGGGTGCCGTAACTGGGTATCAATCTTTCTCAAGTGTTTGCAGTGATGGTGATACTGTTTACTACGTTGTGACCGACAACTCAGACTACGAAATTGGTGTAGGTACGTTTACGGCATCTGGTACTACGCTTGCCAGAACAACAATATACGAATCTTCGAATTCTGACGCGGCTGTAAGTTGGGGTTCTGGTGATAAGCAGGTTTTTATAACAGTCCCTGCAAGTAGATTTATGTATCTAGACGCAAGTGGCAACTATGGTTCTAGCCTGTCTATCACTGGTTCTTTAGATGTTACAGATGCAGCTACAACACGAACAAACCTAGACGTAGACCAAGCTGGTGAAGCCTTGGCACTCGCAATAGCATTGGGGTAAGACATGGCAAATACTTTTAAGAACTATACATCAGCAAGCGTAGGAACTAGCGCTACTACGGTCTACACAGTTCCATCATCTACTACTTCAGTTACAATTGGCTTAACTGTAGCTAACGTAACAGCAGCACAGATTCTAGTAGATGTACAATGTGCAGGAGTCTACGTGGTTAAAGACGCACCTATCCCAGCAGGGTCAGGTCTATCGGTACTAGACGGTAAGATCATCTTAGAGACTACTGACACAGTGGTTGTTACGAGTAATACTGCATCTTCAGCAGACGTTATTCTGAGTGTATTGGAGCAAACATAATGGTAGGTTATATCGGTTCAAAGGCGGTTACACTAAGCACAACTGCTGCTGATGTAACTGGCGATGCAACTATCAACGGAAACCTTACGGTTAATGGTACCACAATTACAGTTGACAGTGCTGCTGCCCAAGAGATCAGACTAGGTGACAACGACAAGATGACCTTCGGTGATGCCACTGGAGGTGATCTACAGATTTACCACGATGGGTCGAATAGCTACATCGTTGACAGCGGGACTGGCCTTTTAGCAATTAGAGGTTCAACCGCTGTAGCATTGCAAGGCACTAACGGTGAAAACGCTGTAATAGCAAGCGAAAATGGTGCTGTGGACTTACGATACGACAATAGTACCAAACTCGCCACCACCAGCACAGGCGTAGACATCACGGGTACTTTGACCAGCGATGGGCTGACTGTGGATGGCGCAAGTAGCATTAGGCACAGTGATGCGACTACAAACATCAGCTTAACACCTACAAGTACAGGTGGTGTTGTTAATGTTCGTGACAGTTCTGGTAATTCACAGATTGTATTTGATGCTAGAACAACGCAGGTTGGGATTGGGACGGGTTCGCCAGCACAATCTTTAGATACAACTGGGAAAGTTCGTGTTCGTGACGGTGGTAATACAACTATTCCGTCAATTCAAATGGGGGCTTCTGGTGTTGATGGCTTATCGTTGCCAGCAACAAATAACATTGCTTTCATTACAAATAGCTCAGAAGCCGCTAGGTTTGATGGCAGCGGTGCATTGCTGGTTGGTAAAAGCGTACAGAACAGCACAGCAACAGGCTCTCAACTTAATTCTGACGGTCTTGTCATAGCTACACGCTCATCGGCTGAACCGCTATTACTTAACCGTAAAACCTCTGATGGTAACATTGCAACCTTCCAAAAAGACGGCACCACTGTGGGGAGTATTGCATCTGTAGCTGGAACAAGAGCATCATTTAGATCAGCAAACGTGGTTGGTTATTTGGGCGTTGGTTCTACTGACTATTATGGCTTTAAATCAACAGCTTTTGTTCCTACTACAACTGCCTCTTATGACTTAGGTGGCACTGCGGAAAAGTTCAAAGATGGTCACTTTTCAGGCACAGTAAACGCAGCCAACTTCAACACCACTTCAGACGCTACCTTAAAGACCAACGTAGAGACACTGACAGGCTCACTGGATGCAGTGAAAGCAATGCGTGGTGTCTCATATGATTGGATTGAGAACGGCAACTCAGAGGTCGGTGTAATCGCCCAAGAGGTTGAGGAAGTTATCCCAGATGTAGTCAGTACA